TCTATCGTATCAAAGACCGAAAGCGGGTTGATTATCTGATCATCCGCAAACAACCAAAATCAACCTGAGAAAAAGGAGAGTATTATGTTTGAGTTTATCCTGTTGCTCTCAAAAACAAACGCAAGTTTATCACCTGGATTGTTTTGTGGTGGGCAAGCATGTTCTGGTATGTCTTCTCCGATTTGATTCAGGATTTTGTTGAGTTTGTTCTGAGGCGGCTTGGAAAAATATATGATGCCATCGCTTGGCGTCATTTTAAAGACCTGAAAAAATAAACTGGCCCTGTAGCTTAGTTGGTCAAAGCCGTCACCTCATAAGTGATTGATCGTTGGTTCAAATCCGACCAGGGCTACCAAAAAAAGAACCGGCTAGGAAGATCGGAGGCGAATCTTTTCTTCCTAGCCGGTATCCGCGCAGTCGGTGCGGAAGCTATCTGCGCGAATGCCTTCCAGGCCGACCGGCGCGAACGAAGTCAATAGAGGCCGTGCGCATATCAGGCGGTATCGGCATGGGCAGCTTAAACCCGGCGAGGCTTCCCATCCCCTTCCCCACATCGCCGGGCAAACCGAAGTGACGCCATTGTTTCTTCAATCCGACTTCCCAGTTTCCTGCCATTGTTCCTCTTTCTGGACCTAAATCATAGTGCATTAGGTCTTGAGAAACACCAGCTGTAAAGTAGCCGCCCCAACGCCCTTTTCCTCTGTAATCCGGGAACAATTCATACTGGATTTTTTTCGTCCAGTGCATAAAGTCCCTATACATCGCAAAGTTTTTCGGGGAAGCAATGTTACGCAAGGGGCCTTTTGGGCCTCTGATTTCAATATCAACTGCGAGGGCGCCATGCCTATCCCATTGCAGATGATAAGACCGGCCGCCGATTGAAGAAGACGTGCGCGCAGCATTATCAAACCGCACGCTATATCCTTCCGGCAGCATCTTACTGGCTTCTGTCATACTGGCTTTGATGACAGGATGCATTCCATGGGGTACTTTGCCATGGATTTTTGGCGACATGTCTTTCAGAGTTTTCTTCGATAGAACTGGAGGCGGAAGACCGATACTCAGTTCATCCATACTTTCTTGTCTTGGTATTCCAGCCGTGAGCGATCTTTCTTTCATATCAGGGCCAGCTTCAAGCATCGCCAGTTTTGGAAGCTCCGCAACTTCTATTCTCGGCAGACGCTTGATGATATCCGTTTCATCAGGATCACCAGGAGCGCCTATTTTGGTTGAGAAAGTTTCGCCGCCGATTGTTTTATACCAGCCATGATTTCTTTTGGCGTTAGCTGCGACGTGAGCGGAACTATTATGCACAGCGAAGTTGCTGACATTTGATCCAGCTTTCACTCGCTCCAAAACTTTCGCTAGTTTAGCCCTTGTTGTTTTGTTCAGGCGCCCCATTCCATTGCGTTGGAAGCTGCCGGTTTGCAAGGGCTCATAGTAGTTGGCTTGCATTTGCTCCCAGAGAGAAGTCTTGCGATAAAAAGCTCTGTTGAAGATAGTTTCCATTAGGGCTGTTTGTGCATCTTCATGCTCTGCGCCAACTTCAGCCAAAGTGAGAGCATAAAGACGAATTAAAACTTTATCGTCTTCTAGCTCCTTGGCAAACATAGACCTGTCAATGCCAGTTTTTCTGGGTGCTATTTCTCCCTGTTTTTTCTCAGATTTTGTTTCACTTCCTCCAAGACTTAGTTCCGGCTGGGACAAAGGTAGTTCTTTTCCAAGATAACGGAAGCGAACAATAGAGTCCGTTGGAAAGTCATCGGGAGTCCAACCAACCATATCAGCTAGAGGCGCATTGATATCTATCTTGCGACCCTTGCGTTGATCCGGCATGATATCCGTTTGTTGGACCTTGTAACGCTTGCCTTTTAGTTCTACTTCATACCAGTGCTTCAGGGTCTTAGGAGACGGCAACGCGATCCCTGGCACCGTCTGAGGCAAGCCTGAGGCAGGGACGCGATTAGCTGGCTTGTCAGGGTCGCGCCAGACGTGCTTGTGGAGGCCGTCAACGTGCTTGCCAAAGCCATACTGACCAAACCATGAGGTGCGGCCAGCCTGAACGTCGCCACCTGAGAGATTCCCAGGCATAACAAACACTTCTCTATGAATCGCTGAAATGGCGGCTGGAGAAGAAAAACAAACTCCAGTGATCAGCGTTGTCAGGAGAACAGTGTTAGAGGTGGAAAGTCCGGCTTTTTTCGGGGGGCTAAAGATGTGACTTGTTTTTTCAGGACAGATCACAAGTTTCAGATTGCTATCAGTCTGATGCATCTGGCTTCCCTTTGTTTTCTGAACCGTATCCGTTATCACTTACACCAGGAGATTTCGTTTCTGGACTGTGCCGTGGGTCTTTGATATCGTTAGCTTGATCGCTAGTTTCCCTCGTTTCAATCTGCCTGTCAATTTGTTTGTTCAATTCTTCTGATGAACCTTTGGTAATGTCACCACTGTCACTTTGAATGTCTTTTTTCGCGGGAGAAGAATCGGCTGGTTTTAAGTCATTTGGATTAGGAGTTTTTGTTCCACGAAATTCACCTTCTGCATAGTTTTGAGCATTAGTCATCAATGCTTCTTGTGCATTTGGACCTATTTTATTATCTAGTTTCCAGGCATGTTTTGGCATACCTTCTATAGATTGTCCAGGATTTCTTGCGACATGCTCTTTTAATTTTCTCAGAGTTTCGGCGCGAGCTTGAGGAGAAACTGTTGCTCCCGGAACTTTGTATTCACGCCAGACACCATCTTTTCCGAGATGATGAACTGGCATATTATTCATTGGATGTTTTTTACCAGATTGATCTTGAGCATTTGGATCAAAGATTCTTTCTGATGACGGATATACCTCATTCATATCTGGTTTAGGAATAGCTGTAGCATCTTGTATTTTTGAATCTGGATGAAATGGATTAGCATAAGGAACTTTGTCATATGGTTTGTCCGTTCCAACAACTTTTCCAGGTATTCCAATTTCGGAACGCTGTGTTTCTTCTGATCTTTCTCCATAAGCTCTATTCAAAATATCTCTTTGAGTTTCAATAGCTCTATTTCTTACAGTTCCATCAGGATACACTTTATTTTCAACACTTGAAAGATCAGTTGGAAATCCCCTACCTTTTGGATCATTTGCTATTTCAAAATCACTTCTTGTATCTGGTTTTGCAACTGGAGTAGCATCAGGTTGTTGTTTTCCAAAATCAGCTGGTGGAGTAAAGGATGGTTGGGGTTTATCTACACTAATTCCTGGAAGATTTTTCACAAAATTATCATGCCATGCCTTAAAAGCTTCAGGGTCTTCAGCTGCTTTCTTTCCAGTTTGATCTTCATATGCTTTTTGAAGAGCACTCATTCCTTTAGAATCTTTGCCCACCATTTTTCGCCATTCTGGGTCTAATGGCTGCCAAGGAAATTTACTGGCTGCTTCTTTATCATGCTCCCGTTGTAAATGATTTTTATCTTCACCAAGCTTACCTAATTCTTTATCACTAGCACGTCTAAATTGATATTCTCCTGCACCATGCCATGTTTCTTGAACTTTATCAGCACTGTTACCAGAAACCATTTGATATTCAGTACGTCCACCACGTTGTCTAGTAATGCCTGTAAAAATACCGACGTGTGATCCTTTCACCATCACATCGCCTTTTTGTGGATCACCTCTGACATTATCTCCCCAAGAATGAAAACTTCGCGCCATCATTCTACTTGGACCTGTTGTTCCCTGAATACCTTCTTGTTGCAAAGTTGAATTGACAAAGGCAGCACACCAAGCAATTTGTGCAGGGTCCATTCCCGCTCCACCTTTAGCGAGATATTGTTTTACTACTTCTCTATCCTTTTGTTCATGTAATCCTCTCATAGTTAAGGCACGATCAACAGCTAAAGAACGCGGATCACCTTTACCAAACATTGCGTCACTAATAATACTTTCTGGAGTATTTTTTAGAGCATCAGGTGATGGAGCTTTTGGATTCCAAGCTTCATTTCTATGAAAATTACTCCAAGGCCCCATAGAAGGAGACATTTGATCAGGTAATAAAGATTTTGGAGTTGATTGGCTAAAATCCAAAGCAGTTCCAGGCGTGGAAGACATTTTTGGATTGAATTGATCTTGTCTATTTCCTCCAGAAGACCCGGTTGCTCCTTTTATTCCACCTTGTTTGAACCATTCATGAGCTTGTTTATATTCATCATCAGTAATTGGATTATGTTTTCCAGCTTCATGTTTGGACATAGCTTTCATCCAAGGAACCATGAAATTAGGATCATGCAGCATTTCTTTTGTTAGTTTTTTACTTGGATCAAACCCAGCAGGCATAGGACTTGCACCATTTCTTGCATCATCTCGCCATTTACTTTTAGCCTGTTCTAAAGTTAATCCAACATAACCACGATTGAAATTATCCATGTTAGCAGCCAAGCCATGAACTCTGGTTGGAAACTGCGCAATTTTATGTCCACCACCAATGATACCATAACTTGTCATACCATACTTTTCAGCTGCAAGACTTGGATATTGTGCTCCAGGATTATTATATCTTATTGAAGCAGGAACTCCTTGAATAACAGGAAGATCACGCCGTATTTTCATAGCGCCGGGAGTTAATTCTCCACTTTCAATTGCTGTTCCAGTAGTTCCTAAAAGACCTCCTTGTGTTCCAGGAGCAATTGGTTGTCTTCCCATAAATCCAGGAATTTGTGAACCTTGACCATAATCTATTGATGGAGTTGAAGGAGTTTGTATTCCTGAAAATGGGGCCTTACCTTTATTTAATGAAGTTTCAGGACTTATTGGACCATCAGTAGGAAAACTAGGTTGTGGTGTAAGCCCAGGTATGTTATATTCTGGTCCACCTGTTCTTGGAGAAGGCAGCATACCTCCGGGAGTTGGAGAGCCACCTGGATATGTTGGATAACTACCTGTGGTATCTGGGGCAGCGCTTGGTGTTCTTCCAAATGCTCTATCTTTCATTGCCTCAAAACGAGAACGATTATCAGGCTCGCCAATCATATCGCTTCCAATACCAGTTCCAACTTTACCAGGCGTATGAGTAGTGTTTAGTCCTCCTCTTCCGCTTCCTGTTCCGCCCGTTCCAGGTCCACCAATAATTTTTCCTCCAATAAGTCTTAGTTCATTATCGGCGCGAATTGTTACATTTTTTCCTCTGATTATAATATCCTTACTACTTTCCATAAAGATATTGCTTTTTACGCGGAGATTGAAATAATCAGGCGTCCAATCAACTTGTTTCGGTAGATCAGTCATTCCGCCACCACCAGCCATAGCCTTGCCAATAAAACTACCTAGAAGTCCTCCAAGCGTTCCAGCTGCAAAACCAGCAAGCATAGAACTCGGCATTGAAAATAAAACACCAGATACGAGTTTCTGTATGTTTTGTAAAGCGCCGCCGCCTCTTTGTAATGGAACTTTAAATGCTAGTTCTCCAACCTTATCAGCAACTTTTCCTATATTCTGTGGACTTGGAAGAGCTTTTTTACCGCTTGTACTTGGTAAGAAGATTTCCTTGATTTCTTCATAATCAGCATCAACGATATTAGATGGTTTTGGTAACGCTTTCTGATTTGAATCATATACATTTGGTTTTAGAGGACTAGACTGTTGTAGTTTTGAAGTGGCGCCGCCAAGTATATTAAGCCGAGTCGTGATATTTCTGATATCTCGCTCAAGTTTATCTAAATGCTGTTGATGAAGAGTAAGATGTTTCCCAGTCTTCTCAAATCCCTTGGTATGCTCTTGAGTGATCTTATAAAAATATGTGTTAGTCTTTTGCATGGCTTGGCGTACTTGATTGACAGAATCCACATGCTTCTTATCAATCTTCTGAATAAGACCAAGTAAATCTTTGGGCTCATTTTTTTGATTAGGCTCAACTCTGGTAACTTCAGCCTTTTTTATTTCATCTTCAATGTTTTTGAGAGACGACCGAGTCAGAGCTTTCATAACTCCGACTTGAACCAGATTACCAATAACACCAGTGCCTTGAAACGCCTGATAAGTTAAACCCACAAGAACAGTTGTGCGAATATCTTGCCAGTTATGCCCAAGAACACCCATGGAGGCAGCTTGCCCGAAAATACCTCCATGACGGGACAAAAATGTAGCCGCGCCGAGCTTAGCTGAATCTTTAGCTAATCCTCCAATACCTCCAAACAATCTAGCGAAAACTGGGGCAACCATTTAAACTTACTTCTTACTTTGTAGTGCTTCTTTTACCATATCCGAATATATATTCAATTCAAAAGGCAACATATTCTCTAGATCACTCAAAGCATAATGATGATGATATGTCATCATAAAATTAGTGCGATAATAGTTTTCGAGACTATTATGCGTCATCAAAAAGTAAAAAAATCGGCTAATTTCTCCAGAACGATACTTCTTTCTGTTCCTTTAGCGTTTGTATACTTGATTTCATAATGTAATTTAGGTATATTGTTCCAGAACTCTTTAATTTGGTCATAAGCTTTGGCTGGAATGCTTTCAACGAACTCAGTTATTTCTGGTTTGGTGGCATTTCTCAGATCAATCATCTTATCGCCTTGACAAATCTTATCAATGGTGTTAGTCACAAAGAACTCAATATTCAAGCTAGGATCGTCTGATTGAAACTCCTTTTCGGAGTAGATAGCTGACTCTGGATACTTCATGAGCAGAGAATATTCATCATTCAAAACAATGACTTTCTCTACTTTATCAGGAAACTTGACTTCTATCTTGTCCAGGTCAATATCAAAGGGATACTCCTTCTCATCCTCATTGTCCTTATAGGTGACTTTGACGATGTTATTAACGGAGAGAGCGCGGAGCTTGAGAAACAAATACTCAATATCAAATAGAGCAAGCTTGTTGACATCCATTTTTTCCAGCAAACAGTTACCAACCACTTGCTTGATTGCTCCTAGAATATCTGTATAGCCGCCAGCTTGTTTGGCCATCAACAGAATCTTTTCCTCTTTGACAAGGAATGGTCGCACAGAAACAGGTTTCCCTGTGCTTGGAATTTTTAGTTTTGCAGTTGGGGTTACAATTTTAGGTAACATAATATCTCCTTAGATTTTATTTCAGGGGTATTTCGGGTTGTTGAGTTGGAATAGGCAACATTTCATTTTCAGGAACCGAGGCCCAAAACCAATCATGAAAAGTAAATGAAACAGGTATTCTCATAATCGTGTTGTTATCAGCCCAATTCAAAGGCAGATCGCCCATTGTGAATGGATAAGCTTCTCGGAAAATAATCTTCGTTGTTGGATTACCCATATCATTAAAAGCAATCACGGTCATATCTACCTTATAATCTTCTTTATAAAATACTTCAAAAGGTTTAATTTGTTGCTCCCTTGAACCATTAATTCCTTGCCGCGCATCCCATAAAACCACAGTGCTCATCCAGGCATGAAGATAAGACCAATTCTTATTAGAACCATCTTGCATCACTGTGAACGTGACATCATTGAAAACTGGAGCAAATGGTTTCTTTTCAACAGGACCATAGCCATATCTTATAACTTGTCGCAAAGATAATTGCACTCCAGGTAATGTTGCAGAGTCGCACCAAAAATGCATAGTTCTATTAGTATCCGTAAATCCTTGGCTCCGTCCTTGGCTCCCTAGCATCATAAATTGTGGGACTGGAAAATAAACAAGAAACTTGTTATTTTTATGGAGTCCTTTTTGTTCAATAACAGATTTAAATTTCTGAATATTAAACCCTTGAATCTCTGGCATCTTACTTTATTTTCTTTCTGCTATCGGCCCAAACTTTAGTCTGTGAAATTGGCGAACCAACTGTGCCGCCGCCTTTGCCACCTCTCTCAAAGCGTGCTAGAGGCAACATCATGACTGTGCCCCAATCGGCCGGATCAACAACAAGATAACGAGAACGCACATGCAGGGACAGATATCGCTTGAAACATGGCTTATAGGCTTGAAGCCTGGATGTGCTTTTCAAAATCGCATAAGAAATCTTCAATCGTTGTTTTTCAGTTCCAGGGTTTTGTAACGTGGCTTGATAGAGAGCATCAAACAATTTCGCTCTTTGAAATGGGGACAGATAATGAAGATTGATCATATAGTGTCCTTTTGGCGCTAAGTCCACAATGAAACCCAAAGGAAAACGATCATAATAGGGGAGCTTGTCTTTCGTTTTTGGATCATAATAATACATAATCATCTTTCCGATCATTGAAGCATTGATGTTTCGTGTTTTCAAAAGCTTATCAGGTTGAGCATTCATATACTGGTTGCCATCCATAGAAACAACACGTCTAGCCATTCCCTCAAACCACTTGCGCGCGGCCCAAGAGTTTTGGTTCGTTATGCCGATAGAGGCAGCTAGTCTTTTAAGTTGTTCTAGAAAAGGATTAGGCATTACTTTTTGTTAGGCCAGACTTTGAATCGTTCTATAATTTCATCCATATCTTCAGGAGACATATCTTGATTCAAAAGGATGCCAATTAAAACTTCAATAGGATCAGACATACGAAGTGATTTCAAATCTTTAAAAAGCTCACCTTCATCTATCTCAGTTTCTATTCCTGTTATTGGATGCTTATCTTTAATCTTTGCGGTCATAATTGTAGTTGTTCCTCATTCAATAGGACAAATTGTTCTTTGCTGTCCTTAGTTACCACATAAAACTTCAAGTTGTGCTCTTTGCAGAATTTCATAGCGGCTTCCCATTTCGCCCTATTTACAGCCCACGTCATACTTTCATAGAGAAACTTCTGCATCTTACCATTGCGTCTTCGTTTTGGAGGTGCAATCTGATTGGCTGGCTTGATTTCTACAATAGCTTTGAATATCTTACCATCTTTCTGGCGCATTTCAACAAAAAAATCAGGAAAGTAACGCTTATAGCCTAGTTTGATCGGATGGTAGTATTTTATTGAGAACTCTTCCGAGGCCCAAGAGATACAATTATCCTTCTCATCCAGCATCCGCATGTATTCCAGCTCCCAATGGCTTCTAAAAACGATGTTCTTAGCGTTTCCACGGTATTTCTTAGGATTCCGAGGCTTGAACAGTCCTTTATAGAAATGACTGTTGTTTCGCTCATAAAAGACTTGTTGTTCTCCCCGTTTAGCCATTGTTACGTTTTGATTTTCCTATACTAAATACCAAGAAACACTGATAGTTTTATTTAGGAACCTAATGGCAATCACTCCCGGCTTATCTAATGCAAATGCTGCCGCATCACCACTTCAACCTTGGTGGGACATGAATGTAGCTGATCAAGCTGGTGATCCAAGAGTCATTATTGAGGATAGATTTGCTGGCATAAAAAGCATGTTTACCTTTACTTATCCTCATGATTTACCAAAGTATTATTTTCAATTGATTGTTTCAAACTATCAACGAGATTTCTTTGATCCAACAGGGGGAGCACTAACAAGTCGGGTCCAAATAAATCCTGAAGGTATTATTAGACTTCCTTTGCCTATTGGTTTGATTGATAACCATATTGTTGATTATGAAGAACAACCTTTGAATCAGGTTCTAAGCGGATTAGCTTCTCTAACAGATGTTAATGTCATAAAAAATCTTGGTTACACTCCAAATAATATTTTGACTATCTTTCTCAAAGGCCCGAAATACAAAAGAATACAGTTTGCTTGGCGTATTTCTCCTAAGACTCCAGCCGAATCTAAAACAATGAAAGATATAATCAGAAAATTGAATAATGCAATGTCGCCGTCTATTGTAAGTAAAGCTCTTGGACTGGTTTCTTGGTTCAAAATGCCCAAAATCTTCTATCCTGAAATTCACCCAAACTCACAGTATATGTATAAGTTCAAACCTTGTGTTCTAGAAAATCTTGTTGTAAACTATACTCCAGGCGGGCAGCCAGCTTTCTATAGAGAATCGAATCAAACACCACTAAATCCAGGCGGAAGAGGTAATGCCCCGGAAGGTTTTGAAATTTCTATGCAGTTTCTAGAACTAGAGTATTGGTTGACTGGGGACTTCAAAGATAATAATGATCCAAGAGATGTAACCGGCCCAAGAACGAATGATACTCGTAGTGATTCTGGCGATAGTAACTTTCCTCCAGGTGGCGGCGTCGGTGGTAATCCTAATGACGATCCAAATCCAAGATCACCATAATGCCTGAATTTTATTTTTCTCGCTTTCCTGTAATTGAATATGGTGATGATCAACTAAAGTGTGTGAACATTGCTAAGAATATTGCGCTCAATCCTAATCTAGCCGGGCGTCCTGTTCTTTTCTATCCTTATGAGATTCAACATAACATGCGTCCTGATGTAGTCTCTTATGGCTACTATAATGATTCTTATCTGGAATGGTTAATCTTTCTAGCTAATGGTATCCTTGATCCTTACTATGACTGGTATCTCTCTGATGAAGATTTCATTGAGTTTATCAAGAAGAAATATGGATCTATTGAAGAAGCACAACAGAAAGTCCGACACTATGCTATAAACTGGCCAGATGATACCAAAGAAATCTCAGTTTCTCATTATCAAGATATACTCCCGGAAGCCCTGAAGAAATACTATTCAGCCTATTTCGGAAAAGGCACAAAGATACTTCATTATAGGCGTAGGCAAGAAGATTGGGTTATCAATACCAATCAACTTGTTCGTTTGGAAATCACTCTGAATGCAAATACAGGGTTTTCTAATGGCGAGCGTGTTCTAGTCAAAAACAGTATGAGCACAGCGACAGTTGGCAATGGGGAAGTGATCATAGCTAACTCTTCCGTTGTGAAAATCCAGCATATCACAGGTAACACATCAGCAAATCAAATTCTGACTGGACTTTCTTCTAATGCCTTTGCTAATGTAATCAATCAAGATATACTAGACAAAGTTATTCCCGATGAAGAGTTTGTTTATTGGACTCCGACTTATTACTTTGATTGGGAAAGAGAACGCAATGAAAGAAACAAGAATATTTATTTGATTGATGCACAATATACTTTACCTCTAGTTGAAGAGCGTAGAAAGAAACTACAAGAATAATGACTGATTTTCCAATCCAGGTTAATATTCGTTCTTTTTCTTTGTCAACGGGTAGTTTGGATGCTTTTGGTAATCCTCTTCCCGATGCGAATATTCTTGGCCACCTTCGCTCTATTTCAATCTATGAAAGCATCTATAAACCTTATCATACAGCAAAGCTTGTCGTTGAGGATCACAATAACATCATTGAAAACATGAATCTACGTGGTGGTGAGGCTTGTTCTGTGGCCTGGGATTGTGATGAGCCTAAGATATATGAGACAACACTTTATGTGTTCTCTGTTCATGGCCAACAAACCAGTCGTAATCCCCGTTGTGTCACTTATAATATAGAGTTGATCGGTGCAGAATACTTCAGTGATGCAAAGAACCTCGTGCAAAACTCCTATAAGAACATTCCAGCCACATCAGCTATTTCAGCTATTTTCAATCAGTATATTGGCGGCTCTTTGGAAATCAAACAACCTTCCAATGGTCCTATCTCAAAGGAAGGCTATATCAAATCTGCTATCAAACCATTCAAAGCGATTGATGATATAAAGAAGCATTGTAACTTTGGAGGCTCGGGCAACTGTTTATTCTTCAAAGATGCAAAACACCATGTCCTTTCTCCTTTGGAAGTTCTGTTTGCGACGATGGGCATCCAAGAAACCTTCAACCAAATTCATACCCTTGGTTCACAGTGGCCTTTGGATATCCTGAGAGAAAGAAATGTGATTATCGTTGCTGAAGCGAACGTTGATGACAAAGGCCGCGCCAGCACAGACTCCGTTGCTAGGGCTCAAGGTGCTGGTCAGTCTCTTTTTGATATGCGCACCAAAAACAGAGCTATTGACAAAATTCAAGCTAAAAGTATGGGCTCTATCCTTGGCAGCATCCCAGGTATTGGAGGTAAACTAGGTGGCGTTGCTAATTATGGTGTAATGGATGGAGCACATCAGCCGACTTCTGTTGATCCAAACCAGAAAAGCCCACAAGAACACTTTTCTGCCGCGTTGTTTCAGAATGGTCCAGGAATGCGGGTGAAAGTTCCTATTCAATCAGGAATGTATGTCACAGTAGGAAAAGGAATATACCTGAATCTCTTGCCTCCAATGGGTGATATTGATGGATATGGTCGCTCAGATATGTCAGGAGAATATCTTGTAACTGAAGTGTGTCATGAACTTCAATTAGTAAACAAGACTGTGCAAGCAACATCAACTTTCAATTGTAATAAAAAGGGATAAGAAGATGCTAACCTTTTATGAGTTTCTTTATGAATCAATGTCAAAACGGCAGCTAGATCATTATTTGGCTAATCCAGATGGAAGCGTTGCATTACATCATCCAGGCGCCGACTTGATTCACAGCGAGGATAATGTAAAAATCTATCATCTAAAAACTCCCCAAGCCTGTTATGATTTTGGCCAAGGAACAAACTTCTGCACGAATACTCCTCATAGATCAGGGGACACGAATGCACATGGTTATCTAAGAAATGGAAATATTTTTATGATTCATCATGGAAATGAAAGAACACAGCATTGGATACAACATAACCATGGTAATCGTGTTCCAGAAACTCAAACACAAGGAGCTTTATCATATCACCAAATTCCTGTTGAGTGGGGGGAGAAAATGGAGAGAATCCCTCATACTGGATTTGATGAACAATGGGAGCGACCTAAACATCCTCTAACAAAAATGTCCCATGATGAGCTTATATATCATATTAAGAATCTTCCAGGAGGCAGAAATTTACATGGACGCACTTCAACTGCTGCGATGGATAGATTAGGACATATTCAATATCTACATGCTAAAGGAAGCGATCATGTAAGTAGAACAGATAATTATCAAATCCCTGGCACTGATAATGACGATACACATTTTACAAAAGAAGTTCATGCCCATCTTTTGAACGCTGGCATCAAACTGCACCATTTTGCTGATGATCCTGATCCAACAGTAAGAGCCCATGTTGCGTCTTATGCGGAACCTCATACTATTCAACATCTAGCCAACGATCCTGATCCTCATGTCAGAAAAATAATGAAGCAAAGACTATCTGGTGGACCGCTAAATAAACCGCATCCACAACCAGAAATTCCACAAGGGCGAGAAGGAAGAGGCCAATTTCGGCAGTTCGTCCTTCCATTCAAAAGACGCGGAGGTAAATTACAATAATGACATCTCATCCTTCAAAGTCAAGTTATGGTGGGGCAGGCAGACATGTTATTCTGGAAGTCGTAGATCGCAAAGACCCCGAGCAAGGTGGCCGCTTGCGTGTTCGCGCTGTAGGCTATCAGGACGACAAGGGCGGTATTCCAGACAATCAATTGCATTGGGCTAGACCTATTGCCAGCGTTTCAAATCCGCAAGATGGAGGCATCGGCGGCCCATTGACAGGCGCTACAGAAAATTCCTATATGATTGGTTTCTATATGGATGGCGATCAACAGAAACCTATGCTTTTAGGCTCAATCGGTAAAACAGGTAAAGATGAAAGTGGAGAAGGAGAACTAAACAACCAAGGGCGCAATCATGACTTGAACCGTCATTCTCGCGACAAAGATAAAGGTGGAGGCGATTTTCGTTATGCCTCAGATAAAAAAGACTATGACCAAAAAGGTATAACAGACTATGCAAAGAAAGAAAGTGACAATCCCTATGGAAAGAAAAAGGGTAAAGAAGTAGATGAAGATGAGAAACAAAACCATTCAATTGGGGAATATGCTTATGCCTAAAGGTTTATAATGAGTAGAAAATCAGCGACAGACTTCACAAAGAGTAAAACGCCAGATAATGTTTCAGGCTCAATCAAAAAGGCTTTGGACCTAGTAAAGAGTTTACGGGAGTCTCAGGGCAACCCAACAATGGAACAAGCTGTTGGGGCTGGTAATCTTGGAAGTATGATGGCTGAAGTAGCTCAAGCATTCTCTAATCCAAACAACCAAAAGAATGAAGACAAGAAAAAGAGAAGAGATGAGATACTAGCTGAACTAGAGCGACTTCGCCAGATGCTTCAGGATTTGTTAGATATTGAGCCACAAACTGAAGAGCTTATTAAGTCGGAAAACGAAATAAGAGCAGCAATAAGTAAGCTAGAAGATGAATTAGAACAATTAGAAAAGGAAATTACATAAATCATGGCTGGTAAAGATAAAAAAACGCGCATTGCAAAGACTTCATATGAATCAAAGTATCCTTATAATCAAGCTTTCATTTCTGAGGCTGGGCATGAGATTCATATTGATAACACGCCTGGAAAGGAACGGATTCGGTTCGCCCACAAGAAAGGGACATATATAGAAATCTCTCCCGATGGTCGCAAGGTTGAGCTTACTGTTGGCAATAAACAAGAGTATAACAAAGGCGGCGTGACTATTACTATTGATGAAAACCAAGATGTAAAAACTCATGGACATAAACGTGAAAACAATAGCGGAGGAACAATCGTAACTGTAAAAGGTGATGCTGACGTGGTTGTTGGGGGTCATTCCAATATGGTTGTTGGCGGAAACATGAAAGCTGCTGTTGCTGGAGATGCTTATCTTGGGGTGAAAGGTAACATGAACCAGAACATCAAAGGTAATATGAATATGAAAGTTGCTGGTAATATGACAACTGAAACAGGTGGAACTCACACAATAATTGGCGGAATCGTTTCTATAAATCCATAGGCACTCGCAAATGCTAAATACTCCTATCAGTAACTTTTATGTTAGGAGTAAAACATGCATAACTATGGATTTGTGTATATTTGGCGTGATAAACAATACAAGCGATTTTATATAGGAAGTCATTGGGGAACAATAGATGATGGATATATATGTAGTTCTAATAGTATGAGAGATGCATATCGTCGTAGACCACAAGATTTCAAACGCAGAATTATAGAAAAAGTTTATACCAACAGAAAAGAATTATTAGAAAAAGAAGCTATATGGCTTAGTAAAATAGATGATAGTGAACTTAGAAATAAATACTATAATAAATGTAGAGTAACGAATTATCTTGATCAAAATGGAGCACATAATCCTTTTTACGGTAAAAAGCATTCTGAAGAAACAAAATTAAAAATGCGAGAAGCTGCTAAAAATCGCCTACCTAATAGAAAAGGTAAAAAAGCGACACCAGAAACATTAGAAAAAATGAGACTAGCGCGGCTTGGGTCTAAGCATACTGAAGAAGCGAAACGAAAAATAAGCTTGAGCAACATTGGAAAACATAAAGAAAGTCCTTCAGAAGAAACTAAGAAGAAGATATCTGAATCTCTAAAAGGAAATATTCCTTGGAACAAAGGACTCACAAAAAATGCTCACATTTAAGCAATTTCTTCAAGAATCGCCATGGCCCATGAATGATAAGAGAATTACAAGCGATACTCCCAGAGATGTGCGTGCTAATCTTTGGCGTTGGAATAGACCTGTTTCAACTATGCCTTCAGGTCATCAGATATTTCGTAAAGGCATCCGAGTAATAGCTTATCATGCCTATAATCCAGAAATGAAGCAAGTTGATATGCAAGTCAATGGATCAGAAAGAAATGGGATTTTCAAAATAGCTAATCTTTTGGGCCGAAAAGGATCAACTATCACGGCCCATGAATTCTATCATCATCTCATGTCACATCCAAATCATCGCTTGACATTATATTCATCTGATATACAAACTAAGGGCGGACGTGAGACTTGGCGCAAGCTATCTCAATACTCTGATATAGAGATGCAGCATGTCGGGCCTGGGATACTTGGGGGATTGTTCCGTAGTAAATTACACCTACACACTGGGGAGAAATGGGGTTTCAATTATGCACCAGAATTTTCAAACAGCAGATTCACGGCCAAGAAAAAAGAGTAAGTAAAAATGAAGCGAACTAAATGGTTCCGCTTTCGCTCAAATGCAATATTTGAGCCCTTTACCATTCAAGGTCCAGAATGGTTACGCGATTGGGTCGTGATGTTAGTCTTTGTCGCCGCTGCTGCTTTTATTGTTTTTGGGATTCCTCTTTTGCGATAAGTTCAAGTTCATAGACTTCAGCTGCCTTATTACGTCCCCATAAAAGAAGATAGATAGGAACGCCGCCGATGATCATTACAGTTATAACCAGCTGGATCAAATATATCATAGGTCTTTCTCCTTCAGCCAGCTAAGCAAAGAGTACATATCATCTCCAAAATGTTTGTATTGTAATGGAGTTACTGGATTTGAAACTCTCACCATCCCTGGCCATTTTGCATATTGTAAATAGTTTCCATAGAACATATGATATGCATTAACAATATGTCCCATTCGTAAAACATTCAGAACATGAAGTTTCTGACTTATTGAATAAGAGAAAGATTCTGGAATAACTAGGGTATAACGGTTCTCTCCTAGAGTGTTTACCATGACACAGCCAGCAAAACATACAAAACATTTACTTGCCAATGGAGAATGCCATTTGCCCATGTCTATAACATACTTCGCGTTCTTTAGAATTTCATAATAATCCTCTAAAGCAACTTCCAGGATTTGCCAAAGCTTTGTTGCTTCCTCGAATCGTTGTTTCCTTGTCTTTGGGATTACTTTCGTCTTCAGAACAAAATCAGTTACTTCTAGAGGTGTGCTATCGAGAGGCATCTGCTTGGCTCCTTAGTTTCTCTTTTCGCCTTTGCCACATTGCTCTCACGTTGTTTGGGTGTCTTCGTCGCCAGCTTGTATTGTAAGCATTGACACGAGGACCATTCTTTTTAGACCATCTTGATTGTATTGCTTTCACCTTCTCACGATTACGTTGCTTCCAAGGTGTTACCCATTTTTCTTGATTCTTCTTTCTGTTCTTCCAGGCATGATATTCATTGATAATTTTTTTTCTTGGAAGCCTGAGAAGTTCAGCGATTTCATGCCAATTCCAGCTGTGTTGATCGTGAAACTTTACAATCGTCTGTCGCCTTGAATACTTCGGCTCCTTCATTGTTCGCCTCCCCTTTCTTCTTCTGATCATCGGCTATAGATTTTGCAATGATGGTGTCAAGCACAGCTAACACCTCTTCATGCCGTCGTCCTTTGTCATCATTGAATGCGGCGATACTTCCTCCAATAATGCGCGCCGCATAACCTGTATAATAATAAAATAGTTGTCGTCGCTCATAATGCTCCAAAAACTGATTTTCTAAAGCACCAATCATACAGAAACTACGAAGTCCATTTTCATCATCACGCCAAGTAGTGCCCTGTGTCCACCGCTCTTTTTTACTAAGAAGTTCTCTTGCTCCAATAAAAACTTTCGTGCGCTCGGAGATTTTGCGGTTAGACATTGGCCTTCTCCGCTAGCTGATCTTTTTCCACCGACAGAGCAATGGCGTCATCAAACCATTGCAAAACTTCCTCGTGAGTGTGATTGTTATTGTAGGGAGCTACAGCTTGTCCGCAAACTTCTTGTAAAATATGTCCGACTTCATAAGTTATTGGTTTACGCGCATGAAATCTATCATCAAAATCATTATATGTGATGATATTCGTTCCAGCAATTTTATCTAAAGCACCCCAAGCACAAAAAGAAAACGCATCTTCATGATATGTGGCTGTTACTTCCCCTTTCTTATTTCTAGCCAAAATATTAATTGTCCAATTTATCTTTTTAGAGATAAGTTGGCGAGCTTTGATCAAAATCTTCGTTTTTTCGGAGATTCTGCGATCAGACATGGGGGTTCCCTTTCTGGAGCTAAGCCATTTTACTAGCCTGAAACCAGCTTTTTGTCAAGTCCCTTCTTATAAATAATAGAGTAATAACAAACAAGGAGTTCAGACAGTTGTTTTGTCTGTTTATTCTTCTTATGGTATTGGTCATAGTTTTGGCCTTTGTCATTGACTTAATTAACACTCTGTATCTTTAGGAGAAAAAATGGCTGGATTTGTTGATAAAATAAAAAATATCTGGGATGCGCTACAACAAAAGGTTGACACTCAACCTGAACCTGTTATAGCTGTCCCTACCTCACAACCAACGCCTGTTTCTCCTCCAGAAGCACCCGCCGTTGTTGAACAAGAGGTTGTGGTTAAAACTAAGAGAAACTATGCGAAAGTCAACCCTTTAGTTCTTGACTTATCACATCATAACGTCATTCGTTCTTTTGCTGAAATAAAGAACGAAAAGATTGTCGGTGTGATCCTGAAGTCAACTCAAGGAGCCCGCTATGTTGACAAGGCGTTTGCAACCCGAAGAAAAGAAGCCCTTGCTGTTGGACTTCTTGTTGGCGCTTACCATTTCGGTGATGCTAGTTCTGTTTCTCAGCAAGTCATTAATTTCCTAAGAACTGTTGAGTATGAAACGTTTGGAAAACAGACTCTTCTTTGCCTGGACTATGAACCAAATCCAGGAAGCGGCGGAACTATGTCGCTTTCTCAGGCTAAGGAGTTTTTGAAGCAAATTTATGAAAGAACAGGACAAAGACCAGTTCTTTACTCAGGCAATCTAATCAAAGAAAAGCTGGGAAAAAACAAGGATGAGTTTCTTGCACAGCATCGCCTTTGGATTGCCCAATATGGAGCTAAAGCTGTTGTTCCTCCAGCATGGAACAATTATTGGCTATGGCAGTTCACAGATGGACGCTATGGACCAATGCCACATCAGATACCTGGAATCGTCGGCAAAAAAAACGAGAAATCAGGCCCATGTGATATCAACAGCTTTCCTGGAACTGCTGAAGAACTCGCGAAAGAATGGGTCCAGTAAAAAGGTGAAAAATGCTCCGCAAGGTTCTGATTCTAATAGGTCTAGCCTTATGGATATTTATTTGCAGTTCTTTCATCTATGATTTCTTTCTAGTTACAACTACCACAGAATTCCTTGAATATTTTCAATCAAGGATCATTTTATCGCTTGCCATCCCCACGCTGACAATCTATACGATTTGGCTACTCACTGAAGCTGTGCGCGACTGGAAAAAGAAGCCAAAGAAAACCAGGATCATAGGGCGATGACAACAGAACAAACAACAGAAACATTTCAAATTGGAGATAAGGTGGAATGCATCAAGCCAAGTCCACATATTCATCCTGGACACTATACAGTAATAGCTATATCTGATCATGCAGAAAGATATGTTTATGTTGTAGGAAATGCTGCTGGGCACTTTCCTTGGCGCTTCAAAAAAATAGCAGCCAAACCTAAAACCCCTGACTATCTTGGGGCTGTGCGGGCAATCGTGGAAGGGAAATAAATACTATGCGGGTAAGAAGTGAATTGCGTTCGCCGCCATGTTGGATCAGTAAAATGTGGAAGAGGATTCCAGGAACTATGACCAAATTCAATGATAGATCACAAAAGCGCGAACATTATGTCTATCTTTTCGGCCGACACATATTTGTTTTTTCTAAGAAATAAGGGGGAGAAATACTATACGCGAGATAATTTTACAATTTGCTTCTGAGTATACACCAGGATCGTTGATAATTAGTTTTGGGACCAGGGGATGGGCTGCACATGTTGATGCTGTCACGAATACCAAGGGCGATTTACTTGGGGCAAGACCCTGGAGCGGAGTCATGGTTAGACCGGCAAACTATATGCGTTTCCGGCGAACGAAGGTAGTTTATCTCCCGACCACAAAAAAGATTCATGATGACTTTTATGACTTTCTCTATGAACAATGTGGCAAGAGATATGACTATGGAGCTTTGGTAAGCTATGCAATCAATAGGGATTGGCGATCTAATGATAACTGGTTCTGCTCCGAGTTGATTGCTGCGGGTCTGGAGGTTTCAGGATTCTTCCCATATCGGCTCTCCAACGATGTAAACAAGATCAGTCCTTCAGACTTGCTGCTGCTGTGTTCTGTTTGTGTGAACCTTTTTGGAAAGCAGCAACTTGCTCATCCCTTCCAGAATAGCTAAGCGCGTGCTTGGTTTCTGAAGAACTGGAATGTCAGGCCAGCGAGACATAACATCATGCGTTTGATAGCCGGTGTAGAACATGAATGGTATCTTGCGCGCTCTGAGGTAGTTAGCAACCAAATCAGAACAATCGTTGTTATTCAAGTTTACATCTAGGATTGCAACTGAAATGTCGCATGTGGCTATCATCTGTTTCGCTTCTTTACAATCCAACGCGGCTAAAACTGAGGCTCCAACTTCACTGACGATAGCGTGTAGTTCTAAGGCAATCAAAGGCTCATCTTCTATTAGTAGCACAGTCTCTCCATAAAAGCTTTCCATCGTGTTTCCCTTCTGCTTCCCACAAAGCTTCCCACCAACAACCTGACTATGAAAGACGATTGTGGCAACTTTGCGGTCAAGGTAACATACCATTTCGTAACCATGTTAGGACTATAAATAAATGATGTTAGGATTCGGGCTTTTGTTTCTGGGCTTCTATTTGTTCTTCTTTCTATTTTTCAAGAGAACAGGAAGTGATGTTTCGGTCGCCCTACAGGTTTCCTTTTTCATGTCAATCGCACTCGCACTTCTTTGGATGGTATAAAAACAAATTGAAAAAACTTAGAGAAATTTTAGATGAAAGTGGTGGTTTCTTAGGCACTAACATTGCGACGATGAGACATATTGGTGTTTCTGCTGATAGAGCCATTGGTCTTACAGCCCTAAAGAAAAGTGTCTTCAAAAGACTGCGCGGCGGACTTCCAAGAAAGCTGTATAGCATAGGTGCCATGAAGCAATCTGTTTATCAAAAGATTGGGCTCTATAACAATCCAAAAATGGCAATGGTGCGTCAGGCTGTAAAAGGCAACATCCCTGTGCAAACGCCTTTTGGTGTCTTCAAAACAGGCGGCGGTATGGGAGGATCAAACCGGCCAATATCAACTCGGCCAGGAAATGCTATGCCTGGACTAAGACGCACAGCGCCAAAGCCTCGCGATATTCTTGCTCATCACAAACAACAATCGGGGGGAACTCGCGTGCCTTTCAAAGCAACACAAAATCAAACTAGAACTGGCATCCGATCAGGAAGCTGGAACAGACCACAAAGAGGAAAATTTTAATATACTATGAATTTACATTGCAATCCTAAAACTGCTCAGGGGTCTGATAATACTTTCTGCTATTCTAAAATGGATCATCTTCACACTCATAAAAGAGTTTGTGGAGCTAAAACGATTGTTATTGGTCAGTCAAGTGTATTCGTCAATTCCCTTCTTTGGGCAGTAAGAGGCGACGTTTGTGACCATGGAAACGGGCAGCTGATCAACTCAGGATCAACTGTTTTCATTGCTGGAATACCTGTAATCGTTCATAACCCCGATTCAGCGGCAGCAAATGATTACTGTAAAATGGATGACTAAAGAACTCCCAAAAACCAACCCCATATAACAACAACAGTAACAAATAAAATAATCCCCAACACTTCCAAGCCTGTCATCGCCTGCCTCCAACGATATCATGCACAGCTTTCATGTAGTCAATCTTTTCTTCTTGTTTTATTGCTCCTCCTCTAGGATTGATAGGCTCACCCCAACATTCTGTATTGCTGTAGGGGCCTGAACAACCGTCTATATTATAATGCCAAAACCCAGTGCGACCTTCTGCCCATCCAGTTTTAGTTATTTTAGTTTTTGAGCATCCACACATTTTTACACCCTGCGGATACATCTCTACTGGAGGAGAAGGAATAGGATCACCCCATTTTATTCTGCTATTCGTAAGGTAATCAGAAAATGGTCCTTGACACTTTTCCCGATATTCAAAGTGCCAGAAACCAGATTTCCAATTGCTATCGCCTCTTGCTATTTTACCAACTGTGCATCCACAAAGTCTCGTTGTAAGTTGTTCTGACATTGGGTTTCTCCTCAGTTCAGGTATTCCTATCCATATAAGGCTCTCTTGTCAAGTTGATTTTCTAATCTAAATACAAAGAAACACAGGATAAAAATGAGCCGCGCAGATAAGTTTACTTTTTCCGAGAAACAACTTGAACTTTACTCAGATTTCATGTTGGACTTCTCTATGCATCCAATTACTGGGTTGCTGGCGCGCGTCACAAATGAAGAATCTATCAAACAGTCCATCAAGAACCTAATCCTAACAACTTTCACAGAACGTCCTTATCATCCGACTTTGGGCTCTAAAATAAAGACCTCATTGTTTGAGATGATGGATTCGGGCTCAGAAAGTATCATAAAAACTACAGTTACAGCCACCTTGAAACTGGAGCCAAGAATCAAACTTCTTGGTGTTGAAGTTATTCCTGATCAGGCTCAACACACTTATGCTATCACTGTTATCTTTTCATCTGTGAATATTCCAAATCAAATTTTCTCCGTCAATGTTAATATAAGTCTATTACGATGAAAAAAGAATATATTCCATACACATATCTGATTGGTTGGTCTATTTGGGATACTTGGTATTATGGTTCAGAATTGGGAGTATAAAACATTAAAACGACTGAATGTAATGAAAAGTAAAAAATGGTTAAATAAGACAGATAAACCAGCGCAAACAATGCCTATTGGATGGTATTTTGGAAGAACTACTATTATAGAACGGGACAATAAGACTGGAAGATATTTGAAGGGAAATAATAATGCCATCTAATACAAGCTTGAATTTGGTAGATTTAGATTTTGACCTCCAACGAAATGCACTAAAGCAGTTTTTACGTTCACAAAACATCCTACGTGACTACGATTTTGAAGGTTCAGCTATGGCAGTTCTTTTAGACCTTCTAACAATCAATACGCAACGTAATATATTCTATCTCAATATGAACATTGCGGAGTCTTTTCTGGATTCGGCTCAACTTCGCGATTCAATCCTGTCCCATGCCAAAGACCTGAACTACACTGCACGCTCGGCTCGCTCCCCAAAGGCCACTGTGAGTGTCACATTTGAGGCTACAAGCGAAACTCAGCCCTACATCATACCTAAGGGCTCATCCTTCTCAACTCTTATTAAAAATGAATCTTTTATCTTTTCTATTCCTGAAACTATTATCTGTGCTTCCCCTAATACCAGCTTCTCTTTTGAAACAGATATCTATGAAGGAGTATATCTCAAGGATTCATATGTCATTACCAACTCAATTGAAAATGAACGTTTCAGAATCACTAATAAAAATGTGGATACGGAAAGCTTATCTGTAGTTGTGTTTGAAGATAACTCAAGTATTGGTCAGAAATATACTCTAGCAACAACACTACTTGATTTAGGTGCTTCTTCTAAAGTCTTCTTTCTTCAAGCTTCTGAGGCTGGTTTCTATGAAGTTCTCTTTGGAAATGGTATAATTGGTCAGAAACCAAAGTCAGGCTCTACTGTTATTCTTGATTATCGTATCACCAAAGGCCCAAAAGCAGCGGGCGCTAAGTTCTTCACTATCAACTTTGATCCAACAGGAATTGGTAATGAGCTAACGAACACTCCAAATGTGCAAACGGTAGCTGTTTCTGCTGGCGGTTCTGATCCTGAAACCAATGACTCAATCAGGTTCATTGCGCCCAGACACTTTCAGGTGCAAGAAAGACTTGTTATTGCTCAAGATGCTGAAGTCCTTCTAAGAGAGAAGTTTCCCGAGATTACAGCGGTTGCAGTTTTCGGGGGAGAAGATGTTGATCCTCCGCGCTTTGGTAAAATCTTCGTCTCTGTTGATATTGCTGATACTGATGGACTTCCTGATTCCAAAAAAACAGAGTATTACAACTTCTTGAAACGCCGTTGTAATCTGTCCATCAAACCTATCTTTGTTCAGCCTGAATTTACTTACGTTCTTGTTGATACTTTAGTTCGCTATAACATTAACATATCAAGTGTGTCGGAAGAGAACATAAGAACTATTGTTGTTTCTGCTATCAATGATTATCACTTGAACTCCCTTAATAACTTCAATGTTGTTCTGCGCTCTTCTACACTCATAGATATCATAAATTCAGTTGATCCTTCGATTATCTCAAATATAACGAAACTTCAAATCTACAAGAAAACTGTTCCATTACTTGCAACACCTCAAAATATGGTTGTAAATTTTGCAACAGAACTGGACGATTCTTTCTCTCATTCGGAAACAACTTATCCAATTGATGACTTGACGACAATTCGCTCTTCTGCTTTTCGTTTCAATGGTCAGGCTGTTACTCTTGCTGATGATGGAAATGGAGTTGTTCGCATTGTAAAGAATGATGGAAAGAACTACACAACTATTAGAAATATCGGCACAATAGATTACAAGATGGGAAAAATAACACTAGCGAATTTCATGGTTGACAGCTATGATGGTGGTAGTCTAAGAATATATGCTCGACCCAAGGATTTGGATATCAAAGCCGCACAGAACACGATCCTTGGCATAGAACCAGCTGGCATCAATGCAACGGTAGAGTTTCTGACGGCGTAAAGCCACAAGGAACAGCTATGAGTAGGAGAAGCCAGATACTATTTACTCTGGTTTTAATGATCTTCTTTCTTTTGCAAATCCCTCATATTATAGGTTATATTTTTACTGGGCACTATTATCCTCCTCCCTCTAAACTAGAACAACCTAAAACACCGGGAGAATAAACTATGATAGAATGGCTCCTAAACCTTTATTCTTTGTGGTCATCTTATACTCAACCTGGAGGACCACTTGGAATGGGAGGATTTTTCTTATTCTTTGGTAGCATATTCATAATGGTTATGCTTATCATTCCTCCAGCTGTTGTTATCTGTGCTAAGCTTTTTGGTTGGTGGTTTAACCTTTGGTTCAAAACAATAGGGAAATGGAATGTCTGAAGCACATGAACCTGAACATGGCGCTCCTTTACTTCTCGTAAGGGCAGCAAGAGATTTCAAGTTCTCTGATGCCGATATTGCAACGATGTTTGGTTTTCCAACGGTTGAGGAATCTAATGCTTATCTACATCAATTCAAACGTGGCGATAAGATTCCAAACGATGAGAATGGTATCAAAATGCGCACTATCTTACGCATTTTCTGTGCTGCTGATGGACTCTTTGATGATAATGATGTAGTGATAGACTGGCTAAATCAAAAGGCGACGGAACTAGGAAATAAATCGCCCCGAGAAAAGCTGCTAGAAGGAAACATAGATATTGTAAATCAATATATTTGGGTTGAAGGTAATCCAGGTTTCCTCTAAAACAACGGAGAAAATGGCGGGGACACAGTGAGATGCACAGGGCGAGATGGGAACGCAGCAGTCTGCAAAACTGTCATGAGCGGGTTCGATTCCCGTTGTGCATTCCAACCAACTACTAACTAAGGATTGAAACATGCTCAGGAAAATCCTCTGGATATGTATCAAAAACTTGGTGTTGAGTTTGCGATTATCTATAACGACTATCAATCAGCAATTGAATGCTTTACTGGAAACAGGCTATTAGAGGAGGGTGATATCGTAATTTTCAATGATGATAAAGAAATAACTCATAAAGACGTTTTAGCCTACTTTGATCAGGCTATCGCAAAATCAGAAGAGCTTGATGCACGAGGAGAATAATATGAGGCCAAGGCGACACCGATCTATGATTCCTTTACCGGACCACAGATTCGCTCGCAAGTTTGAAATCTTCTCCTTACTCTATTGGGAGATAGTTGCTACAATCATGGACAAAACTGGGGCGGATCAGGACACAGCTGAAGCCTTTGTGCAGAAACAAAGTGCTTGTATCTGGGAGAAAGAGAAAGTGTAAGTGTAAGTAAATAATATTCCAGAACTTATAATGAATAAATACATAACAATCAAGAAGAACCTGAAAAAGGAGACTAAAACCATGAAAAAACGCTATCCAACTATAGCTGCTGCTGCGCTTGTTATTGGAGCGGGATGTTATGCGACCAATATCAATCCCTGGCATCCAACCAAAGCCGCCCTAGAGAAAGTCTTTATTCCCCCACAATTTCGCTCCAACCCTCCAGTTGTTGTGGAAACTGTCACTGTTCCAACTGTAAAACCAGTGGAAACTCCCGTTGTTACTGATGTTCCAAAGCCTGTTGTGCCTGTTGAGGAAGTCACTAAAGTTGAACCCAATCCACAGGTATTTGATTCCCAACTCCATACTCCAAAGAAAGCAGTAAAGAAGGCCAAAACCACAAAGAAGAAACTATCAAAGATATCCAAAAAGAAAGCTGTTGTAAAGAAGTGCGTTCTTAATAAAGATGGAAAACTACAACTATTGAGGTAAAAAGTGATTCAAGAACTATATTTTGTTATGTGTTTGTCTACTGTGAAAAAACCAACAGATTACTCTGCTAATGTTTGTTATTTGGAACTCAGAGCTTATGTTCCTCCTGAGTTTACAGATGCCAGATGTTATGATTTTGGAGTCGCGGAACTACAAAAGCTATCTAAGAAAGAACGCATCCAGTATTACAAAGGTAAGAAGAGGTATCGTATTATTGGCTTCAAGTGTTTGACAGATAAAGCAGAAGTAGCATGACAAAAGATGCATTTGATGACATCTTTGGTAAGCATTTTGGGCCTCCAGCTGAGAAAGAAGATATACCTTATGCTGCGCGGGAGTATGCTGGAAAGAAAGGCGGTCTGGAGCATTTTACTTATCTAGCGCGAAAACTCCATCATCATATCAAAGGCTGGTGGATTGCTAGCAAAGCAAAGGATTTATCAGCAAAAAAGCTTCATGATAAAGCTTGGGATGATGCAAATGGTGAGATAAATCATCATTTCTTTGATCATGTGCATGGAGATGACGCAAGACAAGATTTAGATGATGCTATTGATCCTATGAAACATGATCACGTCTCAACTCAATCCATTCATGACGTTTGGCATCATCATAATATAGAGGACCAATTACCATGAGCAAGATTCGTTATAGTAAAAATGGAGACATGATCGTTTTCTGCAATCGTTGTGGTCATGAGTCTCTGTCTCTCAAAGAATATATCATGCATAAGAAAGAACAACATCATGTGCGAGTCAAGGATACTATTGATGCGCTTCAAACTATTGGTGTTGATGATCCTCCTTTATATAAAGAACTACTTGAGAAGTTTCCAAATGAGCAAATGAAGAAACAATATGTAGATTGGGCTCGGGAACAACTTAAAAAGGAGTTGGAACCACAGAAGAGATGAAGAAGAAACCATTGCGTGGAATACTAACTGAACGATTTAAGTCAGAACATGAACAACATATCAGGCAAATAGCTTCTGGAGCGCGAACATCTTATTATCGTGACAAATACAATTACAAAACGGCAAAAGGTCCATTGAGTAAATATGATCCAGTGGACCTGCGACGTAAGTCTAATCATCCCAATCATTTCTCCAGGTATGGAGAGTGTGGCACCCTTGCATTCGCGGCCATGCATGAACTCAAGAAACACTACCCCTCGGCTCATGTATGCTCCAGCTGGTATAAACACCCCAAAAAAGGCATGGTAGACCATTGCTGGGTAGAAATTCCAGAAATCAAACATTATGTTGATCCTAGTCATGATCAGATGCACAACTTTGAGAAGCATCGCAAAGTGGCTCCGACCAGAAATGGCAATTATCCAGACAGTGCAGTGAAAGTTGGTCATACAGATTCCGCCTTCTATAAGCAACGTTATGAAGGCCCAAAGAGAGATGGGGAAGGTAATCTAGTCCCTGCTAAACCTTTTGATCCAAGAAGAGATAAACCGCCTAATACTAATAAAAAATCACTCTTGACGAGACTAAAAGGATTGTTTACTTAAAATGACAAAAGACGTATTTGACGATATCTTTGGTAAGCATTTCGGCTCTGATTCTTCTTCTGGTCCTCCTGTAAAAACTAATTTTGCTCTAGGCTCTTGTAATCATTTCAAGTATCTCTCTAAATCTATGCGCTGGCACTATAAACAACGTGATACATTTCCTGATAAGTCTGGAGGTTATAAAAACCATTCTAAGATTCTAGAAAAGCACCATACAGAAATGCATGAAACATTTACTAAAAATCTACATATTGATGATTATATTCGTGCTCATGGAACTGTTCATAGAGATGATTCAGATAATGACCTGGAGGACTTCTATTATAAGAAAGTCATGAGAAATATGCCAATGACTGGACGACCATAATGACAAGAGATTCATTTGACGATATCTTTGGCAAGCATTTCGCGCCTCCAACAACTCCAAAACAAGCAGATGAATATGAAGGTTCAAAACGTCATTTCGTTGATATAGCTAAATCAATATATTATTTCAATAGGTTAGGCACCAAACATAGCTATAACAGCGATTATCATGAATCTAAGAAAGCTTTTGCTGAACAGGATGCGGCTCAAGATAGATTGGGTAAGTATTTCAAGTTGAAGCATGGACCA